CACCCAACCGCTGTCTTTGAACCCGCCAGGAACACGGAAGTCGAACCATGTCGGCATGTTGTCGATAAGGAACGCAGCGTCATCACGCTGACGGTTGTCCACGTTGGCGTACTGGATAAGCCTCGTGCGACTAAGCAGGTGGGCATCGTCAGTGACGCGGAAAGCGTCACAAGTCTTATCACCGACCTGGAGCTTATAACAGCCGTTGCTCAATCCTCGCAACTCAAAGAAGTACATTACCTTCTCTGTGTTCATCTGCCACGACAAGCACTCGATGGTGTCGATCATGTCACCGGTCCTCGCATTGTAGAGCGTCACTTCGGGAGCGGGCTCTCCTGTTTCGGCGAACATCTCCACGAGGATGTTGTCGGTAGGAGCCCACAGCTGCACATAGCGGCTCGGCAGACCGTCGCTGGTGTACGGCTCGAAACAAAGCGGTGTGAATGGACTTATCTTCATAGTGCTGTGATTTCTTTAACTATCAGTTTGTACTCGTACCCGTTCTCTCGCCCGAAACGTGCCTTAACCTCGCCGATAAAACCAGTGTACCTGTAACCGTCATAGTCAAGCTGGATTAATCCGTCAAGCACAGCGGGCTCTCTCATGTCGTCGGTGGTGAACTCCAGTTCCCCGGCGGTGAACAGCGCTGTGCCTGCGGGGATGGTGATGTTCGACAGCACGTTGTTGCCGTCGCTGCTGGTCATGGTGAGCGTCACGGCCTTGCCGTTGCCCATGGCCGCGATAAACGCGGCGTTCTTGTACGCGCACACATACGGGGCATAGGCGCTGTTGAACGGGAGCGCATAACTCAACTCCTGGCCGCCTTGGCCGTCGCTGACCATGTTGGCGCAGGCGAAGAACACATCCTCATCTGCCCTGTTGTCGGTGGTCTCGTTGTCCTTCTCGCCCTTGCGCAGGGTGAACTCGATGCCGTAGCCGTCGGCGCGGTACTTGCTGATGAGTGACAGTTTCTTATCGGTGGAATGATAGCCGGTCGAGTAGTAGTTGGTGAAGTTGGTCTCCAACCGACCGTCAATCTCGCCATACTCCTTCTTGCTGTAGCCAGCGTCGACCTCGGTGTAGATGAGGTTGTCATTGACGCTGTACTTGACATCCCGCACACGCTCGATGACCTTCACCGATGAGCCATCAAACACCTCTGAGCGGTGCAGGAAGCGCACGGTGTCGCCCTCGATGGTGTAGGTGTAGCCGAAGACCGTCTCCATCCAGTCGGCGAACTGCTGGAAGGTGGTGTATATCTTCGCCTCTGGCAGTTTGCGCAAAGCCTCTGCAGCGAAGATGTAGGTCTTGGCGATGACACCATTACTGTCGGCATCGATGCTTGCCGTGGCACCTTCGGATATACTGCTGACGATACGCTGCAACAACTCCAGCGGACTGATGCCGCCGATGATGGTTGGCTCACCAGGCTCGTCGTTCCATGTCATCTCCATGGTGCTGTTGAACCAAGTCATGCTGTTGGTCAACCGCAGCATGGGATACATGTCCGTCCCGAGTTCGTTCAATGTGGCAGATGCCGACATCTCAAGGTCTTCCTTGTAATCACCGGGAGCGACTCGGCTGATCCAGTTGCCGTTGCCCTGATACATGTAAACCATGTTGTCGGTCCAGTAGGCGGCGCTGGGGTAGGCATTTGAGCCCACCACGCCGAAGTAGCCGGGGTACAACCCGGCGATGCCGTCATAGGAGGCTGCCGCCGCCTTCAGCGCGTCGAGCGATGTGTAGTTGGCGTGTCTCTGACCGCCAATCCACCTGTTGCGGATGCTGCCGTAACGGAACTCCTTGGAGATGTCGTTATTGCACAACGTCGACCACAACTGGAAGTGCGGGTCGTTGTCATCCACCCAGTAGCCGAGCTGGAGCTCAGCGATATTGTTGTTCTCCACGTCGATGAGGCGCTTGCGGACACGGCCATACCAGTTGATTCTTATCGACGGGGACGGCGCGGTGTTGATTTTTGCGAAGAAACGGTTATTGTCCTGGGCGGCTCCAGCCACCTCGTCACACGGCTCGACATACTGGGTAGAGATAACCGCAGAGTTTTCCTCGTCAAAGGTGACATTCACGTTGCCAGCGGCATTGTCCCTCACCGGGAGGTTGTACTTGGCGAAGTTGGCGAACGAGATGCGCCTGATATTGATTTGCTCTCGCTCGAAATTCTCCACCGGGAACTGCCACTTCTGGCCCTTCATGCTCTTGATCCGCGCCGCCAGCGAGTTGTCGATGGCGTTGATGGTCAGTTTGCCCTCTTCATTCTCGATGCTTGAGAAGTCCAGAGGTGACTCGAACTGCTTCACCCACTCATGGGTGTTGGATATGATATAAACTGCAATGCTGCCTGTGGCGTTGAATCCGTTGGCGAGATAATATTCCCATATCCGTTTGCGGATGATGCCCACAAAAACAAACTGCGTCGAGTATGAGCGCATCACACCCGAATAGCCAGTACGGCTCAGGGAAAACGAGATGTCATCCCAGTTCGCAAGGCACTCATCGGGTACTTCGTACACCGTTGCGTCTAATGTCAGTATGTACTTCGTGAGCATATCCGCAAAGTTACCCACGAAAAAAGCCGATTTTCCAAAAGCCAAAATTCTTGAGCCTTAGGAAAACGGCGGTTTTTACGTTAACTCGCTAAGAATTAGCGGTTAAAAGCATCATTTCACCATGTCACTCGCACAAAGCAACGCATTGCCGGCAATGTGATCCTCGGGGAAGATGGCACCCAGGGCTTTCGCCATGACCGTGGCCTTCACGTTCTTGGGCAGACAGCCCTTGCCTTCCTCGTTAATCACCATGATCGTGTTCGCCGTGAGGGTGACTATCTCAATCTTGCCTTCAACCAGTCCCTGGAGTTCCTCAAGGGAGTAATTGTTGAGGTTGGCCGGGGCTACCCCGATGGCAGCCCCAGTCGCAGTCAGTAGGATACCCGCTTTCATGATGCGATGGCGATGAAGTTCTCAACTCGGAAGGAGCGGAAGGCTTTCTTCTTGGTGTCCCAATAGCACATGGTGGCGAAGTTGGGAGCCTTGGTGGCAGAGCGTCGGGAAGTGACACCTGCAGGGAGGTTGCACAGTGTGCCGTAAGCGACGCGGGCAGAGCCGTCAACCTTCTCGTAGAAGAATTTGACAACGCCCTTGCGCATCATCTTGGCAAGGCGGTAGAGCGTCCAGGCTTTCTTGAGGGCGGTGCTCCAGTTGACGGTGGTGGACTCAAAGATGTGGTGAGCATAGCTCATAACTCGGGTGCGAAAATTCGTCTTGTTCATAGTTGTAAGAATTAAATGTTTGACTTATAGTTAGTTATTACACTTATAGTATTGCAAATATAATACCAATAAGCGGATGACAGGCAACAAAATGAACTCGAATTTTCGTCTTCCAACTCTTTTTAACTCAATGCTTTATGCACCATCGCACGCCCGTCGTGGATGCGCCTTTTCACCGTACCCAATGGGATGCCCCGGCGCTCGGCAATCTCGGCCAGCGAGTAGCCCTGGGCGAACTCCAGCAGGGTGTCCACCGCCACCGATGCGCTGCCCATGCTGCGGATGATCTTCAACGCATCGTTGTTCTCGGTCACCAAGTCTGGACGTGCACCACCATCGCAGTCCTCGTCGCCCATGCGGACGGTGTTCAGGCTCTCAAGCCTGCACCCGGCATTGATCCACAGGTTTCTCATGATGGCCCGACACCATGAGAGCAACGGACGGTTGGGGTCGTAACAGTCCCGGTGCTCCAACGCCCTCGTCACGGCTTCGGCGGCAAGGTCGTGGGCACCATCGTCGCGGCAATAGAAACTCGCAGCCTGGAGCAGCTTGTCATACACCGCAACGATTTCCCTGTCAAAGTCCACGGCTCGCTTCCAACATGTCACGGGCAGCAGTCTTCATGTCGGCAATCAGTTGGTCAAGTCGTTCATACCTCATCGCCCGCACCTCATCCTGGAGGGCGCGGACCTCTTTGCGGAGTTTCCTAATTTCTTTGGTCGTATTCATAGTTTTGCGTGTTATTATGGTCTGTGCTGTTGGGATGCCGCAAAGGTAGAAGCGGGAAGTGCCGTATTTTGGCACTGGAAACCCAAAAGACTTTAATTTTCACGGAATTTTCACGGAATTTCTCGTTTTTTGCCACTTTATTTGCCATTAAAAAGTGGTTGAAAATGAGCGATTTAAGGCTCGTTTTGACGTAATTTTGACGTAATTTTCGCGTAAATTGGACGTATTTTTGACGTTTTTATGCCACTTTACGAGAACAAAAAAGCCACCCGAGGGCGGCTGAACCATGCACGAAAGCATGGCGGTGCAATATGAATGGCAAATCACATGAACATTCCTGCCATGGGAGGCATCTTGGCCATAGCCTTGTTGCGCTCGACGGCCTGATGCACCAGGTTGGCATAGATGGCGGCATTGATACGCATATCGATGGGCACCTTGAGGATGGTCATCACGCTGGCTATCTCGCTATACCACGAATGGCGCACCTCCTCAACAGTCTTTTCCCCATTGCGCTTGGCGTAGTGCTCAGCCAAACGCTGGCGCTCATACTCTGCCTCGCCGATGATGGACTGACAGCGGGCGATGATCATCTCATCGGTCTGCAAAAACTCCTTTTCGATGGCCATTTCTGCGAGGATGTCCCTGGCATTGTCTGAGTGTCCAGACTTGCACATGGCCATGGCGATGCGGGCACAGGTTTCCTTGATGGCCATCTTCGTCAGCAGCTCTTCGTCCGCAAGGTCCATCTTCGCCTGTGTTGGAGAAGCGATGCTTTTGTATTCTTTGAGGATGCGGGTAGCCTTTGACGTGATCTCTTTCTCTTCGACAAGTTCGTCGCCTTCTTTGAGCACGTCATAGTCACCGCAAGACAGTTCGATAAGGTCTTGCAGGGACAGTTGATCTAACCTCGTTCTCATAACCTCCTGCGCAGATAATCAGCGAAACGCTGGCCTCTCAGCTCTCGTGTGACACTCTTCTCAAGTCTCGACAGGTATTTACCCATCGCCTTGGTGTTTGCGGCTACACGGTATTCAAGCGAGGTGTAGTCGTTAATGATAACAGGCTGTCCGCTTTCCTTGTCGCGGGTAATGGCGAGCGGCAACGAAGCCCCGATGCGTTCCACGTCCTCGGGAGTGGCCGACGGGTAGACCTCTGCACCCTTCGGCAAATCCACGAGGGTAGGCTTGTCCGGCGTGAGCCACACATGGCGGTCCATAACCACCAGCTCGGTTTTACCTCCATCACCGACGATGGCGAGGCCGCCGGGGTGAGGCTTGCCCTTGGTGCCTTCCTTGTACGCTTTGATTGGCTGAGCCAAAGCGGCTGCAGTCTGGATAGCACCCATGGCGGCAACGAAAGCGGCTCCTGCGATTCCAGCAGGCCATCCCAGCTTGGCAAAAGTGGTCATGATACCCAATGCGGTATTGATAGCGATTTGCGCCACTTTATTGGCCTTATCCATCACGGCTGCCTTATACTGAATTTGCGCCTTCTTTTTCTCGAGTGCTTCCTGTGCCCTGGCGGTGCGGGCCTCGGCTTCACGCTTGCGCAGCTCAGCCTCTTCCTTGGTGATGACTCCATGCTCCTCAAGTTCATCAATCTGCGCCATCTGCGCGTCATGGTGGGCTTGCTCGGCATCCATCTGCTCCTCAATCTTCTCGATTTGGCTGTCATACATGGCGGCGAACAGGTCGGAGACGTTGCCGATGGTCTCTGCGGCTTTCTGCGCCCACTTCTGCATGGCCTCGATGCGTCCGTCTCGCCCATCCTGCTCGTCCTTCAAGGTGCGGTCCAGTTGGTTTTCCTCGGCATCACCCACGGCTTTGGCGAGATTCATCTTCGCTTGTGCGAGTTCCTTGGCGATGCGCTCACGGTCTTCATCCGTCAAGTCTTCAACGGCGAGTGCCCGCTCAAGCCCGTCGATGGTGGCCTGAGCCACATCGATGGCGTTCTGCTCGGCAAGTTCTGCCGACTCTTTGGCATAGCGTTTACGGACCTGCTCGATCTTGCGCTCGTTGCCCTCGGCCATCCTCAGTTCCTCGAGGTAGAGTTCACGAAGGATGTTGGCCTTCTCGGCATTGGAGGCGACAATGGAGGCAATCTCCTGCTCGTTCTCCTTCTCAATGAGCGCCAGGCGGTCTGCGGCCATGTCGGCAAGCGTGGCCTCCATGTCGGAAGCGTTGCCTTCCAGCTGACGCTGGTATTCGTTGGCGATAGCGGTGAGGGCAGTTACGCGGGCTTCCTCGAGTTCCTTGGTGTCTTTGTTGTATTTCTTTGCTTTCGCTATGGCATCATCAAACTCTTTCTGCTTCTCTGTGATGGCTTTGTCGCGGGCCTCCTCGATGAGTTCAGCCTGTGTGGCATACAAACTGCGTACACTCTCGACTTGTTCCTGATACGCCTCGGTTGTGGTGGATGTCACGATGGCGGCAATGGCGATGGCGCGCTCGGTGGCGGTCTTCTGCCATTCGTCAAGCATCTCGTTGGCCTCGTTGATGAGCTCCTGCATCTCCTTCTCGGCATCCTCAGCGCCATTGTCGGCCTTGGGTGTGCGGGTGGTGCCCGGTTTGCTGGAAGATTTGGGAGTGGTCGTAGATGGCTTGTTGGTTGAACCTCCATTGAGCGCAATCTGACGCTGCAGGACACCACGCTGTCTCCTGATTAATTCAAACAGCCTGGTATAGCGGTCCATGTATTCCTCAGCGACCTTCAAATCTCCATCGACTTGTGCCTCTGCGTAGCGGTGGAGCAAAACCTGTGCCTCGGCTTCCCACTTGAGCACATCAAGGTAAGTCTCGCTGATGTTGGTGAGGGCAGTTTTCCATTGGGCGAGACTCTGGTAGTAACCCAACGACTCGCCATACTTGGAGTTCAACTCCTCCACGAGTCGTTTTTCCTCTTTGGTTGTGCCGTTGAAATTATCCACTACTCGCCTGTAGTACTCCATCTCTCCCGCCGTCTCGGCTGCGGCCTTGCCGCTGTCCTTGATGTCGCTGTTCAACGATTTGAGACGCTCAGCGGTTTCCTCAGCCTCCTTGTTGAATTCCTTGATACCCTCGTACAGGGTGACGATCAAAGCAATCACAGCACCGATTCCAAGAGCAGCAAGGGCAAGTTTCAATGCGGTGGCGGCAGCGGTGGCACCGGTAAGCGCTACCGTCTCAACACCAACTGCTGCGGCATGGGCACCAGACGCAACGGTCGCGGCCTCCGTGGAAGCAACACCTGCAGCCTGTGCGGCGGCATTCTCTCCAGCGGCAACGGCATCTGCCTGCATGGCTGCGGTTTCTGCTGTCGTGGTTGTAGCGAGTGTGGCTTTCTCCAGCCCCAAGAGTTTGAGGATGGCATGATAGGCACGATAGGCACCTGTGCCGTTGGTCGTCAACTCAGTCGACACGCGCTGGATGCCGTTCATCAGCGACATGATGCCCATGAGTTTCTGCGTGGCCTTTGCGGCATCCTCAGACTCCATGCCGAAGGCACTCATAGCTCCTTCAAGTGTCTGCCAGCCTCCGACAGCGGTCTCAAGGATGCTTACTCCTTGGGTGAGACCTTGTGTGTCGTCGGCATAGCTGGCTACGGTGGCCGAAGCATCAGCCATCGCGTCCTTCAATGTACCGGCTCGCTCCGCCACCTCCAGGAACGCCTCACTGGTGGGGTCAACACCATCGGCGAGCATCTGCGCCATCTGCATGGTGAGTTCTTTCAACTCGGCACGCAGCGACTTCCCCGCAACGGCGTAGTTGCCGACATTGCGTTGGAACTCGCCCATGTCGGCGGCCATGTCCTTGAGGTGGGCATCGAGGTTCTGAATCTCTTTCTCGAGCAATTGGCCCTCAGCGCCCTGCTTTTCCTCTTCGTTGAGCTGCTTCTGCGCCATTTTCAACCGCTCCAACTCAAGTGATAGACGCTGGTAAGAGCCCTCAGCGGCCTGCATCATCTTGGCCTCGTTGTTGAGGATTTTCTGCAGCTCGGCCTTGGATGTCTTGAGTTCCAACTCGCGGCGGGTGTAATCCTCAAGGCTGATTGACTGGTCCTTGTAGGCATCCTTCAACGCCTTCAGTTCCCTGTTTGTCCTGGCCAAAGCGGCCACATTCTGCTCGTGTGTGCCGAGGATGGTATCAGCCACATCCAATGACCGCTGCTGCTGCGTGAATGCCTCACGCTGCGCCTTGTTGAGCTTCTCCTGCTCAGCCAACTGACGGGAGATGGTGTTGGTGGTGTTGGCGATTACCTGCTGCTGTTGCTGCTGGATACTCGTCAACTGCTGGTTGGCCTGTGCGGCCTTCTTCATCTGCGTGTCGTACACCTTCGTCATGTTGTCGAGGTCGCTTTGTACGGCCACCTTGACATTCAAGCCCTTCGCCATCTCCTTGGCGACATTGGTGTAGTTGCGCAAGGTATCCTCCATCGCCTGGTCGAGCGCGGCCAACTGGTCGAGCGCCTCTTGTGCGACAAGGTCAGTAATCAGTGTTTCGTTTGCCATGTCAATATTGCGTGATTATTTCGTAAAATTCTCCGTCATAGTCCTGTCCCTCGCTGACGAAATGAAATGTCCCGTCGGCTTTACGGAAAAGGACCTGCGGGCAGTCGAGTAAGACCGCCGCCTTCTTGGCGAGTTCCTCCTGTTTCTTGAAGTCCCTCATCCATTTCTCCTGTGCGCACCTGCAACTCATACCGTCTCAAGCCATATACGCAGCCAAGGCCACAGGAAATTGTTGTTGAAATGCGCCACGGCAGGCTCGCTCAATGCGAAGATCTGCGAGCCGTACTTGCGCTCGACGGCGGGGCCTTCATCCCAGCCGAAGGTGAAGATTTCGACACCTCTTGCCGTACCCCTCGCACTGATGGAGCCGTGGAACGTGCCCACGATGAACAGGTTCGGGGTGTCGATGTCCCTTGCGGGCAGGCCAAGCCTGTTGCTCGGCTCAGGCGGTGTGATGTGCTGTTTCCATGCGACATACCGCTCTGGGTGGAGATAGCAGGGCACCCACATGTCGTATTCCTCATCGAAAAATCCTGCCCGCTTGTTCTTGAACCACGGGTCGTTGGTGTACGACGGTACCAGCGGTGCCCCGTTGCCGTCGATGCCCGAATACAACTGCTCACGGACCGAAACCGCCATCTCGTTAGCGTTCTCGTCCATGCACTGCAACACTTCAGGCTCAAAACCTTCCTTGATGCGCTGCACCTTGTCTCTCACTTCGGCGATTGTCATGTGCTGGAAATTAAAAGGGGCACCCCACATGTCGCGGAATGCCCCGGTTGCTCATTTTTTCTTGCCTTTGGCGGGCTTGCCGCCTCCAGCAATCCGCTCATAGACGTCCGCAAGCATCTTTTCGCGGGTCTTCTCGTCTCGGTCCTGCCAGAAGGTGTCCTTACAGGAGGAGATGAACTCCTCTTTGGACATTTTCCTCACGGCAGACTCTACAAAGGTCACACCGTTGTAGATCATGACGCAGAATACGGCATGATTCCGTAGATGCCGCTGGTAGCGAGGACAGACGCAGCCTTCAGTGACGGCGCGGTTGCTCCCGATGCCAGGGTTACGGCAATCACGTTGTTGATGGAGTCGTAGCTGGCAGCGGTCACACCATCAAGCACGGTGGTGGCGTTGGTGGCGATGAGCGAGCCATACTTCGAGGTGGCGTCTCCGAAACCGAATTTCTCCACAACCTTGTAGTTGTCGCCGGTTTCGCCCACTTTCTTCAGCTCGACAGGCATCAAGCCGTAAACACCAAGCAGTGCGTCGTAATCCAGAGGCTCCACCTCAAGGTGCAGCATGTAGTACTCAACATCCTGGTAAGCCACGTTCACGACGAGAGAAGCCTTGTCGTTTGCGCTGGGATGGTCGGGACCGCTGGGATAGATGGTCACGGGGATACCTGCGAGGGTGTCGGTGCCGTCATCCAGTCCGTACAACTGGCTCTGAAGGTCGATGAGGTACATGTCCCACACCACGTTGGCGTTGGCCAGAATCTGCGCGCGCAGATAGTGGCGGAACGAGTCGAGGGTGAAGGCGTCGGTGCGGGCACTCATGCCGTTGTAGGCATTGGGGCCGTAGCCGATCTGCGAGAACTGCGCGTCACCGCCGCTGGTCTCCCAGTTGATGATGGCGGGGAAACCGAAGGCGCGGTCGGGAAGGTCTGCATGACAAGCGGTGCGCAGGTCAGCGAGAGTGGCGTAGTTCAGCTTGGTGCCGTGCTTAACGAGCACCATCGCCTTGATTTTGTCATAGTTGATTTCGCAAGCGGATTGACCCGTGTTGAACGAGGCATCGCTCTTACAAGTTCTAATTCTTGACATATTCTCTTGTGCAATTTTGATTGTTAATCTTAATTTCGAGGCTGCGCACGTCGATAGCGTCTATCGGCTCACTCACCTCCTGACCGCTCGGAGTCATCGCCCCGTAGCGCCCATAATCGAAGTTCTTAGACATCGTATGGGGAACATACTCGATGTCGCCGTAGCCCCAGTCAAAGCGGTTATCGCTCTTCAACACCTCTATGAGTCGCTCATAGATGGGCAACAGCACACGCTCGAAGGACGTCTCCATACGCTGTTCGTTGGTCCAGTCCTTGCGTGACGAACATGCGATGATGAGGTTGATTTTCGTGCGGTACTGGTAATCGGCAGAGTCCACAATCTGCACATTCGGCGTCTGCAACGCAATCAGCGGGAACTTGAGCGGCATGTTGCCGCCAAGACCCTTAGAGCGCACATTCAGCACGTCCTTGACGTACTGCGCAGAGCCGAAGATGTAGTTGATGTCGACACCTTCCAACCGCTCGGTGAATCCACCGGGGCTGGTCCTGGTGACAACAACAGTGCGACCTACCTCCTCCACCACGCTTTTGAAAATCTTCTCAATCTGGTCCATCTCGTCAAATATTGAACTGGTTAATAGGGGTCACCATGTTGACACGATAGTAGACATCATAGTTGCTCTCGGCGGCCCAACGCACGAAACGCTTGTTCAACTCCACCATCTCGTTCCATACGCTCACCATACGCTGGCGCGGCGGTTGGCTGTCGTTGGCAGACTTGAGCCGAACAAGCCCGGTGATGGTCATCACCTGGTTCACGTCTCCCACCATCTTGAAGTAGACGTAATGGGCAAACGGAAGGCGCAACCGCTCAAGCAGGTCTTCGATGTCGTCAGTGTCGACGTTTTCCATACGCTGCTCTATTTCCTCGGCAAGAGCGTCACCGACCATATTGCGCAGAAAATCATCCTGGAATCGGTCAATGTAGCTACCGATGGCTTCTTGGACAGCATACGAGTTGTTGTCGAGACCTCCCGTGTCGGCTGCATTCTCGATCTGCAGCGGACCGTCGTAAAAATATGAGCAATCTATGAGTCTCATTCTGTCAGTGTCATTTTTTGGTTTTCTTCTTGGGAGTCTTGGTGTCCGTCACGCCGACGTTCTTGGTGTCTTGCGGGACCTCCACCTCTTTGGAGTCGTCCACGGGACTCTCGGGAGTCTCCTCATCGAGGGGGTACACCTTGAGCGTACCCCTCTTGATGCGGATTTCGTTCTCACGAAGCACGTTGGACAAATCCTCGCCCTCAAAAACATACTTCATGGCTTACTCTACAGTAACATTGCAGATGTCAAAGTAGGTTACACCGCCGACCGTGATGGCGGCCTTGACGATGGTATTGCCGGCGGCAACACCCGTCACAAGGCCCTTGTTGCTCACGGTAGCCTTGCCAGTGGCGCTCGACGACCAGGTCACGGAAGCCCCCTCGGGGAGCGTGACAGCACTGAGCTGTCCGGTGTGACCAGTGCCAGATGCGGCCTTGACGGTGAGCTCGTGCTTGTCGAGGCGCACCATGGCACCCTCGCCAATCTCAACGATGCTCAACTCGCCGATAGCCTCACGGATGACGTTCTCCTGACGGAGGCGGTCGATGGCGTCTCCACCGATGGCGTAAATCTTCTTGTTAGCCATGATTAGTCAGCGGTGATGGCGGTCTTCACGTCAGCAAGCGAGCCGTAGGCGAAGGCCCAAGGCATGTACACAGCCCAGATGGCCTCTTCCTGTGCGATGACGGCAACGTAGTTCTTCAACTTGGAGTTGATGTCCTCCACGAACTCGATGCTCATCGAGGTGTAGTCAACCAGGTCGGCACCGTTCACGAAGTCACCAACGAAGTACTTGCCAATGGGCATGCTGTTCAGCTCGATGACGGGAACACCGCCGATGTACTTCGCGCCGTTGTTGCCAACGACGAGACCCAGGTTGCGGCCAGTGGTGTCCTTCTCGCAGTCGATGGCGTTAAGCGTGATGGGGTTCAGCACGATGGCACTTGGGCTGTACTGAGCATAGGACATCACTGCGATGATGGTCTTGATGACATCAGCCGAGTTGGGATAGGCGATGCTCTTGTAAGCGCCGTGGTTAACGGTAGCGGTGGTGTTGGCCTTGCTCAGGCTTGCGCTGTAGGCGAGCCCCTTCACGAGAATCTGACGGTCGTTCATCTTGATGACGTCGAAAGTGGTGTTGGCAGCGCTCACGCCGGTGTTGGCCAGGGTGATCTTCATGCCTTCCATGATGTCGGGCTGCGGTGCAGCGAACTCGATGATGGTGTCGGCACCACTGTTGTAGCTGGTGAACGAGTCAACGGAGCCTGCGGCGAGGGTCACAACGGCAGAGCCGATGATGGTCTCAACGGGGGTGCAGCCGGTAATGTTGGTGATACCGAGCATGCTCTCGCCCGTACCGTCACCGAACAACATGCCCCAGTCTTCGCTGAGGTACATACGGTCAGGCAGGGTTGCCAGCAGCCAAGAGCGCACGAAGACGCGGCTCTTCAGCATGCGCTTCGACACCTTCAGGTGCGTACCAACGCGCGAAGTGTTGGCGGTAACCTCCTTCAAGGTGAATGCACTCTCGGGGAGTTCGCCGTTCTCCGTCACATAGCGGAAATTCCTGTCCACGCTGTCCACCTGTCCAAAGGTGAGGGTGGGATGCTCGGGATCGCCCTGCAGCACGTTCACCACGTCGCGCAAGTGCAGCTTGGCAGGGTTGTACTTCGAGAAGTAGCGGTTGTCCTGACGGGAAATCAGGTTGTCGCCGGTGTAGTTGGCACCGTCGGCACCGTTGGCGGTGATGCTCACGATGTCCTTCAGGCTGAAGCCGTCGAAGGCACCGCTCTTGCGAGTGTGGCCATTAGCGAAGTCCTGGAACTTCTCGCTGTCGAACATGGCGTTCAGGCGCTCGTCGAACTTGTTGATGAACTCCATGCCGTTGGGGCTCTTGTGAGCCTTCTCGATGACGTCAATGCTCTTCTTGAGCATCTCACGCAACTGCTCGTTGTCCTTCACCAGCTGGTCGAACTTTTCAGCGTCGTAGCCCTTGAGCTTGGCGTTGATGCCGTCGAACTGGGTGTCAACATCCTTCTGGGTCAGCATACCTTCGGTGGCCTTGTTGACGATGTCAGCCATCGCACCGAGAATGCTCTCCATGAACTTCTTCTGCTCGGGATCCTGAATGGCGTCCAGGTTGTACCCGAAGTCTTCTTTCTTTACCTTCATGAGAATAAAAAAGATTAAATGGTTAGTGTTTCTCGATTACAGCATTGAGGCTACCGAAGAAAGTGCTACCAGCGGCTTTCTCTCCCTTTGCACCTTCGCCCTCGGCATGAGTGTCGTCTGACGGCTCATCCTCGGTCTTCTCGGTGACGGGAGCGGATTGCTCTTGCATGATTGTCGATTTGTATACTCGGGAATAGCAGTGCGGGCAATAGGCGTACTCGGCGATGTCGCTCAGCGACTTCTCCACCATCTCCACGTCAATCTTGCCGTCGCACTTGCTCAGTACGGGCGAGAGGATAGACAAGACAGCCTCGCGGATTTCGGGTGCCAGCTTGCTCATCTCCTCTGCGACGATGTCCTCAGCGATCCAGCGCAGGTACATGTTGGCGGTCTCCAACACCTGCTGGCTGAACGTGTGCTTCTCGGCCTCGTCCCACACAAACTCCTGCCCGCAATGGGGACAGGTAACGATTACCGCGCCCTCAAGCGCTTTGTTAAGCATGTCAAGTCTCATCTCGTATTCCTTTAAGCGAGCATCCGAATAGCGCATCTTCAATGCCTGACGGATAAACTCGATGTTTCTGCGA